CCATCAGCAGGTACAGGTAATAATACAAAGTCACTTTTTCTTACCATTTCTTTTTGTAGTTCATAATCCCATTCATACATTTTTAAACGGCCTTTAGGGTAATAATAATGAGCTAGTTCTTCAGAAACTTGTAAGTGTTTTTGAGTCATACAATTTAATGTATAATTTACACCATTTTTTTTACAAACAAAGTCTAAAATAGCTATGGTTTCTTCCCAATCCACTAATGAAAAACTTTTACGACCACCAAAATAACAAAAATTTAAATTTTTTTTATCGGGTTCAAATCTAGGTTCTTCAATGACTCTCTCAAAAGGATCATCTATAATTATAGCATTCTTACCAGATTCGTTAAATATCTTTGATCTTAATTCTTTACAAGTGGTGGTAATTAAGTTTGCGTGTTTACAACCAGCATCCATTATTTTTGTATTTTCAACTGAGTCTTTGCCTAATCGCCACTTGTTATCGCATATATCAAACACAAACTTTATACCTTTATCTTTTAAATATAAAAAGTCTTTTACACCTATGGACTTTGACATAATTACTAGATCATCTTTTGTAGCCTCTTCAACTCTATCAATGTAACCATCTGTTGGTAACATATATTGTAATGGTACTAAACCTCTAAATCTTTGTGAGGCTCTTTTAGGTATTTTACCTTTTTCAATGAAGCCTCTAGCCTTTGGTAATAAAAATTTTATGTTCATTAATATAATGTGGCTCTATGAGGTCCTAATTTAAAGTTATTAGGTTTTTGATCACCTTGTAATTGATTAATTACTTTAAATGCCCAACCATTTGCCATTTCCTCTGCCGTAAATTGACATAATGATAAGTAAAACATATGTTCTATTATTATGTTCATGTGTGGATATTTTGGATCATCTATGTTTTCTATTTGATTATTAGACAAATAACTACCAGCATTAGGACCTAAAGTTGTAGCTGGAAAACCTTTTACTATGGCCTCTATTGAAGCGATACTATTAAAAGTAATTAGTGAGTCAAAGTTCTCTTTTATTAATTGATCTTGTAAAGAAAAGACTAGTCTGTCACTTCTACTTACTTTTGGTCTTAATACAATTTCTTTGTTTGTATGATTCTTTGCCTGTTTTAAAAAGTTTTCAGTCCATTCTTCAGCATTACCACCAAAATGATTAAATACTTTTTGACTAGGTGGTACTAGTAATATTCTATCTGACCTAGATCGTCTATTATACTGTTGATTTTCTCTAAAACCTAAACCCATTTTATTAAACCTTTGATTAAAAACATGTGTTTCTTTGTGATGAAAGGTCCTAGGTATTTCTATCTTAGGGTCTATTTTATACTTTACATTATAAGTAGGGCCAAATAGTTTTTTATAAACTTTATCAGTGTTTAGATGATTTAAAGTTTGTAAATTGTTTTTAGAAATTCTATGCCATTTTTTAGTATGAAAGTTACCAAAATAACCTGTGTCAATATAATAAAAGTCTATACCCTTTTCTATACATTCATGTATAAGTGGTGACTTACCAAGACCTCTAAAGATACAAGGTGATTTATCATTATCTAAATCTAATCTTTCTGATCTAACATATTCACAATCAGTTATACCTTGAACACAAGCGGCTATGTAAGGGTCTGTTCTATTCTTACCTTTTTTTTCTCTTTCGTCTGCCTTTTCTGTAGACCAATCTACTGCTCTAATCATTTTGCCTCTCTATAAATTTTTTAAAGTAATCTCCTTTTTCTATTTGTTCTAAAGTCCAATGGGATTCTCCTAGACCATGTAAAAACTTATCTCTATCCAAATCTAAATTAGGATTTTCAATGTCTGATAACTCGCCAGCATTCATTGGTGTTAGATAACCTGTAGGGTGTGTAACAAACAAAGGCTTACCTTCTATAATTGCTGGTGCTCCAGATGATGATGTAAATACAACAACAGCATAACTATCTTTTACTTCTTGTACTAAGTCAGGATAGTTATTACTTGGTGAGTGTATGTCAAAATTGTTTATGTGGTTTTTTGCCTCATATAATTTTTTAATATCTTCAGCCGCTGTAGGGTGACCCATTCCACTATGAGTTCTTACTATAATTGGTCTGTCCGTATGTTGTCTTAACTTTTGTGCCGTTTCTATGGCCCATTCAGCAGCGTTTACACCATGGCCTGAATACCCACCACTACCTCTATTACAACATATATAAATTTTATTACCTTCTCTTTTATATGGTTTTATTTCTATATCACATTCTCTTTTCATGTACTCCCATTTTTCTGATTTAGGATTATCATTAAGGTAATTTGTTTGATTAGGGTAAACTTTACCATAAGCAATTCTTACAAACGAGCTTCTTACATCTTGTCTTTTCTTTTCATATGTACCTAAAATGTTACTATCAAAATACCATATCTTACCATCTGGTTCGTATCTTTCTATAAGATGTCTTCTTAATATTAGGCCAGTTCTATGTTCTTTGGCTGGCATAGTTCTTTGAAAGTTAAAACAAAATACATGTGAGTATCCGTCTTTGACTTCGGCGTCTGGTACTATATCTGCTTTCCATTTATCATTGGCTGCTCTACCTACACCTCTAGCAAATGCCTTAACTAAATCTGCTTTATATCCAACTGCTCCTGTTGTTAATGTATAAACACCTATTGTATTCATTATAAATCTATTTGAGTTGTATCCTTATATGTTTCAAACCATTCATCAGCATAGTGACAATCTTTATAATTTTTAAAGTATGGACCACCCTCTGTATAATGTACCAGTTTGGCATTTGGATTATATTGATACTCGCCTACTAAATGATTCCATTCTACATCTATATGGCCAATTAGTTCTTCACTTTCTAACCATTTAAATTGGTGTAGTTCTAAACCTGTGGCACTATTTACATAATCTGGTGTAAGTGTTCTACATAAAGCATTATTAAAAATCATCATACTAGACCAGTTCTTTTTAGGATATGGTGTTTGTGGTTGATTCATAAACTTGATTGTACTAGTAGGTGTGTAATCGTGTTGTACACATTGTACGGCATACTTTGTTGTTCTCTGTCGCCATAGTTTTGATATATCACCACGAGCCAACATATCACAATCCATAAAGATGGCATGACCAGAATAATTACATAGATAAGGTACAATAAATCTACTAAAGGCAAACTCTGTAGATTGTATTGGTAATCTTTCTCTTACAAATATGTCTTTTATATTTTGTAATCTAATTGGTGTGATAGCCAAAGGCTGTGTACTATGCTTCAGTAAACTATGAGATAAGGTACTAAAAGCTACTTTTTCATTGTCATCATATCCTATAAAAACTCTTATCATTGATTTACTTTCTGTCCTACGGATTTTCTTTTAATATCATTGTGATCAAACTCTGCCCAATATAACTCAAATGCCACACCATCTTCCAATCCTATAAATTGATGAAATACACCTGGTTTTACTCTCATAAAATCACCAGCATTTAATATTGTTTCATCAACTAAATCATAATCATTTTGCCATACTTTGACCATCATCTTACCTGATTCTACAAAGAAACCGTTCCATTTAAATTCGTGTTTATGTACTGAACAAGCCACATCTTTTTTATATTCTATTCTATGAAACTCCAAAACACCATTAGCGTGGATCAATTCTGTTTGACCCCATATTTTTCCTGCTTTCATACTCATATCAACATTTCTCCTGCATCTTTTCTTTTTTTGCCTTTAAAGTGGTCACAATACTCGGCCATGTAAGTATCAGGCCAAGGGTTACCAACTTTGTTTATAGTAGGTGCTAAATTGTGAGTTTTAACACCAGGATATTTTTTAAACTGTTTTCTTCTTACACAATCCCATACATAACTGTCGTGCCATTCTCGTTCATTGAATAACAAGTCATCTGTATAATACTTTCTTAAATTATATATAAAACTTTTTGTAATAGGTTCTTTTAGATTATAACCTACAAAACCACATTCACTGTAATAACTAGGTCTATCTATAAATGATATAGCATTTCCCTCTGGTAAAAACTTTCTAATTACATCTCTCTCAGAGATGGTTTTCTTAAATACAATATCAGCGTCAGCCCAAAATACATAATCATAATCACAATCAAGCATTAAATGTGTCTTAGCAAATATTTTGTAAGCAAATCTTATAGCATCCATCTTATAATCTCTTGTAGCTTCTTTATGTTTTTCATATTGGCTATCAACATTCTTTGTAGAGTTTCTATCAATAAACTCTTGTAATTCTGGATTGTATTTGTTTATATCTCTAAAGAAAATACCCTCTTTTGGTGGGTGCCAGCCTTCGTGGTAAACATATAAGTCAAACGGCCAATTATAACTCTCTACAAATCTGTGAGCATAATATTCGTATAGTCTTTTATTAAATGTTGTTACTAATGCTATCTTCATGTCCTGCTCTCATTATATAATAACTATCTATAATATCTGTTATTGGATTGTTTAACTTTTGTTGATCAAATATTTTCATCAAATCAACACCTTGTGTAAGTTTAAATTGTTCGTACATCTTTTCTTTGTCAGCATTACCTTTACCTGTGGCAAACTTTTTAATAACACTTGGTACAATTGTTTTACACTCATACCTTTTTTGTAATCTGTATTTAAGAATACCACCGTTCTCAGCAATCTGAAAAATTGCCTGACCTTTTGAGCCATAAGAATATCCCTCAATAAAAATTTGTTTGTCTGTTTGTTTCTTGTGTAGTGTGTCCAGAATATGGAGTACCCAATCTGATAGGATCTTAAACCTATTAATAGGTCCTGTATTTTCTTCATGTTCATAACCAATAATATTATCATACATCTTACCAATATATTTTTTCTTACTTGTTAGGTAATAAAAATTACAATCACTAAAAGAAGTGCCACCACCTGTTGCTACACATATGGCAGGACTATTTAAACTATAATCAATTCCAACTATCGTCTTCGTTATCTGCTTCGTTTGACCAGATTTCATCTTCATCATCTCCAATTTCTTCAACTTCATGTCCACAAAAAGGACAAGTCAAAGGTTGTAAGTCTTGTACCTCAATGTCCCATTGTATCAAGTATTTAGTTTCACAACTGGAGCAAGTTTTCTGCTGTTTTTCTATCATTATAGTTTAAAAGATTTAAATTGATCTTTCTTTACGTCTTGTTTAATACCACCGATAACATAAGATTCAATCTCTGTTTCTTGTGGAGCATTCTGTGTTGATCTACTGTTCAACCAATGGTCAGTCCATGGTAAAGGATTAGTTTTTTGATCATATGCTGGTGTCAATTGTATACCTCTCATTCTTCTATTTGCTGTGTACTCAACAAATTGGTGTAAAAGTTTTTCTGATAAACCTATCATAGAACCTTTTGAGAATAGATAAGTTGCCCAACGTTTCTCTTCCTGTACTGCATCATCATACATTTTATAAACTTCCTTTTCAGTTTCTTTTATAATCTTTGTAAAGTCTTTATCATTTTCATAATCTTTCCAATTATTAATGATTCTTTGTGACATAGCTAAGTGTTGACTTTCATCTCTAGCAATAAAAGATATAATCTTAGCAGAGCCTTCTAGTTTCTTTAGTTCACCAAAAGCAAAACTACAAGCAAAAGATACATAAAATCTTAAGCCTTCTAATATGTTTACTGATACCATAGCGAGATATAGTTTCTTTTTAAGTTCGTACAAATCAACCTTATCAGGTGTTAGTGTCCATTGATAACCCATTTTAATTAGATCATCATAAGTTTTTGTAACACTAGCAGCTCTGTTTTTAATCTTTTCATCTTCTATAATAGTATCAAACACATCACCTGGTTGTGAATATAAGTTTTTAATTATATAGGTGTAACTTCTACTGTGGATTGTTTCCATAAAATCCCATGTAACTATACAACCCTCTACTTCAGGTAAAGAAACAAAAGGTAAAAATGCCAAACATGGACCTCTACCTTGTACACTATCTAACATAGTCTGATACTTTAGATTAGAAGTAAAGATAAACTTTTGTTCATCTCTTAAATCTAGGTAATCGTTTCTGTCTTTCTGTAAAGACACTTCTTCAGGTCTCCAGAAATAACCTAATTGTTGTTGATTAAGTTTATCAAATATAGGATACTTCATTGTATCATATCTTTGTATTTGTAAATCTTCACCAAAAAACATTGGTTGTTTTGTAGCGTCTATGCCTTTATTTTTGTTTAATACTGATTTTGCCATTTATTTGTAGTCCTTATCCTCGTCTTCGTTTCTTTTTTCGTCTTCGTAAAAGTAATCATTACTATCACCAAATGCCCACTTTTCTTCCTGTTCACAGAAAAAGTATCTACTAGATACCTGAAAGTCAGGTTTCTTTAACTCTTTCGGCGTTAGTGATTGTTCAAACCATAACATTCTATTGTTAGGCTGGGCAAAAAATTGTCCATTATCTAGTTTACCAAAGTTGTGTTGTTTATGTTCACTTGGTACTTCAGCAACTGTTGTATTTATAACATTTGAATCACTATGGCAAGCGTCAATAGTGAACAGATATTCACCTTTCATCTTCTTACCACCTTTTAACATTATATTTACATCACAATTTCTTAACAATCTTTTTGACCAAACTTGTATATCATATGAAAAAGAATCCCATAGACACAATTCACCAAGTTTTAGTTGTTCTTCTTCTTTTATATCTGTTCTCCATGTAAAAGCACACAAAGGAAACTTATCAAAACAAGCACCATAATCTGGTAGATATGCCTCAAAATATAAGGCACGACCTTGTATTGATTTTACAGATACTAATACTGCTTCAACAAATTCTCCATGACCTTTTTCTAAATCATGTAAGTATTCTTTTTTAATAAAGACTTTTGTATAAGGTAAGTTTGCTACGAAGTTCATTATATTGTACAACTTTCACAATCTTCCTCGTCTATTTGTGGCTTATCTTCAGGTACATTATCAACAAAACCTATAGGGTGTGCCGGCTCATCTATATCTTTTTTAGCGTCATATGTATTTTGATAATAAGATGTTTTCCAACCTAGTCTATATGTCGTTAATAAGTCCTGTGCCATAATAGATACAGGTACTTGATTGTCTTCGTAGTTTTCTGGATTATATGACCAGTTGCCAGATATGGCTTGGTCAAAATACTTTTGCATTACAGCAACAATATTAATATAACCCTCGTTTGATTTCATATCCCATAATAGAGTGTAGAAATTTTTAAGTCTTGGATAATCAGGCACAATTTGTTTTAGAGTACCTTTCTTAGACTTTTTAATACTTAAATAGTCCCTAGGTGGTTCTATGCCGTTAGTAGCATTAGAAACCACACTAGAGGATTCGGATGGCATTTGAGCAGAGAGTG